CTGTTCATCCAATCTTCTTTTTTCTTCTCGCTTGCGCTCATTTGTTTTTCTTCGGACATTTCAATTCCTTTAAAATCTAAGTTTTGGTAAATTAGATGTTATAGAAGGAATCTTAGTAACCGCCCAGCTTCCTGCTGTGCCGATTGCGAAATTCATCAACTTATCTTCCATTTTCGGTTTTGGTATACCTTGAAATCCATCTGGAATTAGAGTGGTAGCGTCTGCCCACTTGTACGCCATAGAAACAGATAACTTCATAACATCTTTCGAAGCATAATCTAGTTGCACAGCGCCCACACTCTTTGGAAAACATTCGTATAGGGTCACATAATAATGGGATCTATCACTAATGTCCTGAACTTTAATTTTTATATCAGTCACATAGTTGTCGTAGTAGTTGAATGTTCGAGTCTGTGGATTATAGATTGTTTCTATCCATCTATCAAACAATTCTTTAACCTGCATATCCTTATCTACATAGAATGATAGATTGATATGTTCGTATAATTTTTCATATGGAGCTTCTCTAAATTCACCGTAAGATCTGTTTTGTGCAGTAGAGAAGTTTACACCTGGAAGTTGGATTTGATCGCAGAACAGTAGAGCTTTTCTTAGAATGTTATCTGGGAATCTAAACGGCAATTTCATAAGAACAGCATAGCGATTAGTTCTCGCTAAACCACCACCCTTCACTTCTGAAATGAAACTGTTTAGTGGCGTTCTATTATTCGGAGCACCTCTTTGGTCTCTCGTTCCACCAACGAATGGTAAATTTGTTACGGGTAAATTTGCAAATTCCATTTTTACGCTCTTCTAATTTTTCTTTGGGATTCTGTCCAGACTTCTTGTTTAGATGCACCAACAAATCTTTCGACTGGAAGAAGCATAGCAGTAGCCCAGTCTGCGGAGTCTACTTTTCTAAATTGAGTTTTCACATGACCAGAAAGATACTGTTTAACGCAGGGGATAGCTGCATTAAACTTTGAAATACCTTCAATGGTAGCCCAAGAGTATTTTAGACGAGTCGTTTCATCCATTCTGTTGTTGGATTTAAACACCATCAACTTATCCAACAGAGCAATTCTCAAGTGGTAAGGAAGATAGTGCATATTTAAACCGATGAAACCATCAGCTGTTTTTCTGAATGGGAATACTAGAGGGAATCGGTCATAATAAGGTAATTCTTTCTTTAGTTTTGGATCATAGCCATATAGGTATAAATTTCCTGGAACTAAAGTAGTTGTTAGTTGCTCCACATTACCACCCATCACTTTTTGTGGGGTGATGTTCTGCTTTGTCATTAGATTGACCTGTTGCTCGAACCAACCACGAGACTTCTTCACCGCTTCGGGAAGATTATATTGGTTGCGTTCGAAAACGTCTAGCAGAGTTTTACTTTTATGTGTAGGCATTTAATTATTTAGGACTTGAGACCGAGTTCATACTCTGTTATAATTTTAAACTCCCAGCGTCTATCTTTACAGAATTCTCTGGCTGCAGCCCATTTCGCCTGATTTTTGATATAGGTCATCGACTCAGTGATATATTTTTGTGTATTGCGTCCAGGATAAACTGGAGGTTCGCATTGTTTGGCTGGTTTAACTTCAACCAGATAAGTCTTACCATTCACCGTTGTTATTTTAAAATCAACAAAATAACGGTGAATTTTTCCATCTGTTGGGCATCTATAGGGAACTATAGTCTCTTCAGAACTCCACTTCACAATATCGGGGTTCTTATCGCACCAATTTGCAAATGTTCTTTCCCAAGAAGACCTGCAGATGATGTTTGTGTGATCGCCAACATATTTCTCAGGGAATATTGGAGAAAACTTTGTTTTATGGAACATAAATAAGTATTTGGAAGTATAAATAACACCATTTTATTTAGAGAAACTATGGGACTACTAGACAATCTCTCTTCAGCTTATAACAGCGTTAGCAGTTCTGTTAAGAGCACCATCAACCAAGTCAAATCAGATGTTAATCAGGCTAAAGCGTCTGTTATGCCACCGAATCTGTACACACCCAGAGGTGGTTATTCCAAACTAGACACAGGTAAATATGACATTGATAATTATTCGTATCCGAGCGATTTGATGGCGGATGACGGAAGATATGGTGGTAATTATGTTATGTTCTATATCAATGTGGCTACAGAAGGAAAACTAACCAAAGGTATGGAAAGTCTAGAGGTTGGTGACTACCCAGCGAGAGATCGTGGGGATCTTATCGGACAGGCAATGTCAAAGAGTGGTTTAGTTGCGTCAGCTGGCGCTGTTGCTGCAACTGAAGGTTTAGCTGCAGGTGGTGTTTTGGGTGCTGCGAAAGGTGCTAAATCTCGAGCAGGTGCAATTAAAAATGTAGCCAAAACTGCTGGAAAGGTAGCTGGGGTCGCTGCAGCAGTTCCTGCAGTTGGATTGGGAGTAGCTGCTACGATGGCTCCAGACGCTAAGCGTTCACAGAAAAGATTGAAAACTGCGATTGCTCTACATGTCCCAAATCAACTTTCTGTTAGATATGGAGTTCAGTGGTCTGACGAAGATACATCTGCTCTGGCACAGGCTAATGCGCTTGGCACTGAAGTTTTAAAAGCGGTTGGTTCTGATAAAAAATCTGATGTCGCTGGTGCAGCGCAAGGTGCTCTTGCTGCGCAAGCACTCGGTAAATTACCATCAAATATGGCAGGTGGTGCGTCAGCTGCTCTTGGTCTTGCGTCAAACCCTAAAAAAGAACAAGTGTTTAAGGGTGTGGATTTTAGAACATTTAGTTTCGAGTATCAATTCTTCCCAAGAAATATTGATGAAGCCAACAATGTTATGAACATTATCGAGCAGTTTAAGTTCCATATGCAACCAGACTTCGCAGATAATTATAATTTCGTTTACGTTTACCCATCAGAGTTCGACATTTCGTATTATACTGGCGGTGAAGAAAATGAACATTTACATCGTCACGCATCTTGTGTTCTATCCAGCTTAAATGTAAATTATACTCCTAATGGTGTTTATACTACATTTGATAATGGTATGCCTACGCAAATCAATTTAACATTAGAGTTTAGAGAACTATCACTAATGAACAAGCAAAGAATTAAGGACGGTATGTAATGTACTTCAAAGATTTCCCAAAAATTCTATATGATTTTGATATAACATCTGGGCAAAACTCTGGTGTTCAGGCAACTGCTTATTCTAATCTTGCAGCAGATGGCGTCGGAAGTGTAACTATTCTAAACCAAGGATCTGGATATAAATCAGCTTCTATCACATTCTCTGAACCAGAAAACACTGGGGTTACTGCAACTGCGTATCCAGTCATTGTCAATGGGCAAATAATTAAAATTATTATGAAGAATGCTGGGGCTGGATATATCAAAGCCCCCAATGTTGTTATAACAGCGCCATTCGGAACACCAAAAGTTGAAACTAGAGCGTATGCTATGACAGACATTAGCAGAAACATTCGTTTTAGAAAAGAAATTCTAGCCAATATTACTGCATATGATGAGTATGATATTGTTGACGGAGAAACTCCAGAAATTATCGCTGAAAAAGTTTACGGTAATCCTCTTTATCACTGGATCATTATGTTGACCAATGATATGTATGATTATAGAGCAGATTTTCCATTAACACAACTTCAGTTGGAACAGTTCGTCTCAGAAAAATATGGCGTTGCTGCGGATGATACTCACCACTATATTAATGAAGATGGATATGTAGTTGATTCTAGTGCTAATGGAGCTTCACCTATTTCAAACAGACAATATGAAGACTCTGTTAATGAAAGTAAACGAAGAATAAAGATAATTTCTAAAGACTTAATTGGCGTAGTTCTTAAAAACTTTAAAGATCAGTTATAATGGATTCTTCTCAACAATCAGTTAGATTCGCTGGTGACGTCTTAGTAGAAAAAGTCAGAATAACCACCAGAAATGGAATGTCGCAGGATGTCGCTGCGCAGGTTATCGCCATTCAATTGTATGAAGATTTGTTTTCTCCATTTATGAGTGGTTCTTTGATTCTTAGAGAATCATTCGACTTATTAAACATATTTCCATTCGCTGGTGAAGAACAGCTTGAGTTGGAAATCTCTACACCTTCTTTACAGAAGGGTAATATCAAACAAACTTTTTACATTTATAAGATGACTGATCGAGAATTGCTCGGTGAGAAAAGTGTTGTTTATCAATTACACTTTATTTCACCAGAGGCGATTATCGACATAAACAAAAAGGTTAGTCGTGTTTTTGGGGATAAACCAGATGATGTTGTTAACTATTCTTTAAAGGACGATATCAATGGATTGCAGTCCAAAAAAGAATTCAAATACGAACCATCTAAAACTAATATCAAGTTTATTTCAAATTTCTGGTCTCCTTCTAAAGTTATCCAGCATGCGACTAATTATGCAGTTAATTTGAACAACTCACCGAGTTATGTGTTTTTCGAGAACAGAGATGGCTTTAACTTCCTAACGCTAGAAACATTGTACTCTGCGGAAGTTTATCAAGAATTTGTATACGACAAATATACAAGAGACACTCGTGCAGATGGTTCTGATGTGAAAAATATTGGTGAAGACTACAAACGTATTGATAACATTAGTGTTCCTTTAGTTAATGACTATATGGACAGAATTAGAAGTGGTATGCTAGCCTCTAAGATGGTTTCTTTCGATATGACTAAGAAACAATATAATGTTAAACCTTATAACATTTTCGATGATTTCGCAGAACACAAACATTTGAACCCACACAATGTTGTTTCTGATCGTTCTATTTTTAGAACTAATGCATTAAACATTACATACCCGAGAGCCCATGGCACATTCAGTGGTTATAATGACGCAACTAATTATAAAAACGAACAGAAAAGACTGTCATTATTAAAGTCAGCAGAAGCGAACAAAATTCAGATTATAGTTCCTGGAAGATGCGACTATACAGTCGGACAAAAGGTTAATGTTAAATTATATAAAGTTTCTCCATCTGAATATGGAGAAACAGATTCTATGGACAATATGTTGTCAGGAAATTACTTAATCTCTGCAGTGAACCATTACATCAATCGTGAACGCCACGAGTGTAATATGGAATTGATTAAAGATTCTCTAATTATGAAAGTACAATAATGTTTTATACAGGTATAGTCGAAAACAGACAAGATCCTTTACAACTTGGTCGTTGCCAAGTTCGTATTGTCGGTAAACACACTCACGATAAAACACAACTTCCTACTGAACAATTACCATGGTCTATGCCATTGCAGAGTGTTAGCTCTGCAGCGATGAATGGTATCGGGTATACACCACTTGGACCAGTTGAAGGTACTGCTGTTCTTATTGTGTTTATGGATCACGATGAACAGATTCCTGTTATGCTCGGAACAGTTGGTGGTATACCAACAGAACCAAAATCTATTGACGATGATGATAATTTAACTGCAATTGATGCAGAGCCTAAGGTTAAGGATATTGTATTGAGAACAGTTCCTGGACCGACAACAGGTAGACAACTAACATTCTATGATCCAGAAGAAGGTAAAGTCAATCTTACCAATGGTTTAAAAGCCAATATGAAAATTGTTGGTTTTGGGTTGTCTGATAGTTGTTTCATCGTTACTGTTGATAGTCCTTCTCAAATAACAATTAGTGAGAATGTTGTTGGTTATGGCGAAAACATTATTACATTTAAACCAGTTCCAACGAACATTGATGCTGTCAATCAGAGTAAACTGGAAGGTGTTATAACAACTGGCAGTGGTATGCCACTAACAACTTCTGATGGCACTCCAGTTCGTTCTGCTCCTGCTACTGCATCAGCAAATGTTCCAGAAACACCTACTGCCTCTGGCACAAACACTGCAATTCCCACTATTCCTCCAGCGAAATCCTCTTCTAACCCATCGAAAGCATCTGATGGTATTAAGGCACTTATCGCTGCTTGTGATAAGGTTGGATTAACTACAAAGGAACAGAAATGCGCACTGTTGGGTATTGCTGGTGGTGAGTCGGGATGGATTCCGCAAAATGAATCTTTTAGTTATTCTAAGTCACGCATTAAACAAATTTTCTCTTTCTTAACTGATGAAGAAGCCGACAAGTATTCTGACGCAGGAAAGAAAGGTATTACACGTGAACAATTCTTCAGTGTCATTTATGGACCAACAAAACGTGGTAAAGGTTTCTTAGGAAACCAGACAGATGAAGAAGGTGGTAAGTATTATGGACGTGGATTTATCCAGCTGACTGGTAAAGCAAATTATGCAAAATATCAGAAACTGGCAAATCAGATGGGTCTTAACTTAGACATCGTTAATAATCCAGACTCACTTGATAGTGACATTAACGTATCTGCTTTAGTTGCTGCATTGTATATTAAAGATCGTGTTCCTGCGGGAACAAAACCAACAGATCATCCTGGATATTTTTATGCAGCTAAAAAGGCTGTTGGTGTAAACTCACCTGACATTGCTGCTCGTAAATTATCATACTATGAATATTTCTATGGAACACAAGCAACTGGTTCTGTAGATAAAGATGCTGGCGCACCTCCAGCAACTCCTCCAGCAGATGGAACATCACCAACTCCTGGTCCATCGCCAGATTCAGTTAAACGTGGCACTGATAATACTGGATTCCGTGATCCAAACAACAAATACCCATTGAAAGATTATATCAATGAACCAGACACTAATCGTTTGGCACGTGGTATTATTGAAGGAACAGTTGTAGAGAAAAAAGACGCCAATGTTAAGAAGAGTATTCCAAAGGCATATGACACTGGTTCTTGGGATCAACCAATGCCAGCATTCGGAGCAAAATATCCATTCAACAAAGTGATGGAAACTGAATCTGGACATATCCAAGAATTTGATGATACTCCAGGACAAGAGCGTATCCATACATACCATCGTTCTGGAACATATAGTGAGATTGATGCGAACGGAACGCAAGTTAATTATATCGTTGGTGACAGCTTCACATTGATGGAGCGTAACGGATGTATCCACGTTGCTGGTGAATGTAACATTACTGTTGATGGTAATACCAATATTTTTGCTCGCACAGATGCCAACATTGAAGTTTCCCAGAACGCAAACATTCGTGTCGGTAATAACGTAGATCTTGGTGTCGCTAATGATATGTACGTTGCAGTTGGCGGTGATTTCTTAGTCAAAGCTGCAGGCACGTTTAAGGTTAATGCTAATGATGTTTCTATCTTAGCAGACGCTGACCTAACGATGCAGGCTGCAGGTGCTGTTAGTGCGAAGGGTGATACAGTAAATGTTGAGTCTGCTGGTTCTATGGATCTTCTTGCTGGAGGAACACTATCTGCTGATTACTCTCAGGGTCAATTCGGTAATGGTGCTGCAGGTGCAACTGATGTTTCTCCTGTTGAATTGACTCCACCACAACCTGCTCTTCCGATGAGTCCAGTTGTCCCTTACTTAATTCCACCAGAAAGACAATCTGAAGAACTGGCAGCTAACGAAACTCCAGACGATTATAATACACCAGAAGGACGTCGTGCTTCTAAAGAACAAGAAATTGCTGGTGTTCCGAATGCACCTGCTCCAGTTGCCACAGAGGAAACTAAACCTTCTGGTGGTATCGCTGGTAAAGATGTTCCAGTTGATTGTAAGATTATCTACACTACTAAGAATTTTACAAACGACTACACAATTTCTAAGAACTTCACTCTCGGTATGCTTATTGATGGGGGCGTTAACGGGAAGCATAAATTGGTCGATCAGATTCTTAAAGAAGGACCAAGTTCTGCTGAACGTGTCTTCACTGTTCAAGAGATTGTGTGTAATATGGCGATGGCTGCTCAAAACGTCTTGGAAGTGTATTTACAAGAACTTCCAGGTGGAATCGGTGGTTATAATAAACAATGGAAGATTAGTTCTGGATATCGTCTAAAGGGTGTAGTTCCTACAGAATCTCCATTCTCCGACCACTGTAAAGGACATTGTTACGACATCGCCCTAATGCTTCCAGACCGTAATAATAAAACATTCGAGTTGGTTCAGAAACTAGAGAAAATTATTAAATACGATCAGATTATTTTAGAGTATCGCCACCCCGAATCTGTTTGGATCCACACAGGATATAAACCGCAAGGTAATCGTGGAATGGCATTTACGATGGTTAATGACTCCACTTATAAGAGAGACGCTAAGGGTATGCCATCTGGATTCTTCTTATTAGACACTATTCCCCCAAAGGCTAAGAAAGTATAATGGCTAACTTAACATACAATGGGGCTATGAGTAAAGGGCAAGATGGTGGACCGCCAACTGCTCTTACTGCTACCTGTTCCAAAAGTTATGTTGGTGGTGTTTTAATAGGTCGTGTTGATGATATATTCGCTCCTCACACAGTCGGAAGAACAACACATTCAGGAAGTCAACGAAAGATAACTTCTGGTGCTTCTAAAACATTCTTCGAGGGTAAAGCTGCAGCTAGAGTCAACGATCCAATTGCAGATGGCGATGCGGTGCAAGATGGAAATGCAAAAACCAATGTAGAGTAACCTAAATAACTAATATGGCAAGAAATACAAGAACTTTCTCCGATTTAGACTTCAATTTTACAGCACATCCTGTGACTGGGGATATTGTACGTCGTTTCGATGAGAACGCAGTTAAATCTTCTTTAAGAAATTTAATTTTAACTGCTAACTATGAAAGACCATTTCATAGTGAAATCGGTAGTCCTATTAAAAGACTCTTATTCGAGCCAGCAACACCTATGCTTCAGGTTATGCTCAAAAGAGCCATCACTGACACTGTAAATAACTTTGAGCCAAGAGTTGAACTTTTAGATGTGGGAGTAGTTGTGAGTGCTGATACGTATACAGTTAATGTTAGCATCGAATTTAGAATTGTCAATACTACACGCCCAATAACTCTTGATTTAACTCTAGAGAGAACACGATAATGGCAAACAATAAGAAGATTAATGTAACAGAACTAGACTTTGATAATATCAAAGCAAACATTAAAGAATATTTAAAAGGACAATCAGAATTTCAGGATTATGATTTTGAAGGTTCTGCTATGTCAGTCCTTCTAGATGTTCTTGCATACAATACTCATTATAATGCGCTATACAATAATATGGCGATTAATGAGATGTTCCTCGATTCTGCAAGAAAGCGTAATAACATCGTTTCTTTAGCGAAAATGTTGGGTTACACCCCAAGATCTGCTACTTGCGCTAAGGCTATTGTGAATATTACAGTATCTGGCGGTAGCACTTCTCCATCTAGCATCACATTACCTTCTTACACTCCATTCACAACATATGTTGAGGGTAAGCAATATTCCTTCTATAATGTTGGATCTATTACTGTGAATAGATCCACAAACGGTAATTACGTATTTCCTAACGTAGAATTGGTTGAGGGTAAGCCACTATCATTTAAGTATGGCGTAACAGAAGGTGCACGTTATATTATCCCTAACGCTGGTGTTGATTTATCAACTTTATCAGTTCGTGTTCAACAGTCTGCAACATCTTCTGTGTATGAGACATGGGCTAGATCAGAGAGCATCGTCAATGCTTCTGGAACTACTAAAGTTTATTGGGCTAAAGAAATTGATGATGGTCTATATGAAATAACTTTTGGTGATGGAAATATCGGTCGAGCATTAGATAACGGTAATGTGGTTCATCTAGACTATTTCGTTTCTAGTTTAGATGCTGCTAATGGCGCATCTGTGTTCTCTTATGGTGGACCAACTCTAATTTCTGGCTCAACTGTTTCTATTGTTACTACTGTTTCCGCAATCAATGGTGATGATGTAGAGTCCAATGACTCTATCCGATTTGTTGCGCCAAAGTTTTATTCTGCTCAAAACAGAGCAGTAACACCAGACGATTACAAGGCTATCATTTATTCTAATGTGCCAGAAGCATACTCTGTTTCTGTTTGGGGTGGAGAAGATAACAACCCACCAGTATATGGTAAAACATTTATCTGCATCAAACCGAAAAATTCTTCAAAATTAACGACCTTAGAAAAGGCAAACATTATTTCAACTATTTTAGTTAACAGAAACGTGGTTTCCGTTGTGCCAGAGATCGTTGATCCAGAATACATTAACATCGCATTAACTATTAATGCTTACTACAACGAACAAGAAACAACTAAGACTGCATCAGAAATTGCTTCTTTGGTTCGCCAAACTGTCCTAGCGTACAATGATTCAGACCTACAGAAGTTTGATGGCGTTTTCCGTTTCTCTAAATTATCTAAACTTATCGATGAAACTGATCCAAGTATTGTAAGTAACATCACGACAGTTCTATTGCGCAGAAAATTGAATCCACGTTATAACGTGTCTGCCCAGTATCTGTTAAATATGATTAACCCACTTTATTATTCTGGTGTTGCTGAACAGGCATTCTCTAGCACTGGTTTCTATATTGCTGGTTCTCCAGACATTCATTATCTTGAAGATGATGGTGTTCAATATGTTAGATTGTTCAAGTATGGCGATAATGCTACTAAAATTTTCGTGAACGAACAGATCGGAACTATCAACTATCAGAAAGGTATTGTTGATATTAGAAACTTAAACATTACTGCATTAGCAGATGTTGACTTTGAAATTTCCATTAAACCACAATCTAATGATGTTGTTTCTGCTCTAACTCAAATTGCAGAAATTGCAGTCGATCACTTAACAGTGAATGTTATTGCAGATAAAACTGCTTCTGGCGATTTGCGTGGTGGTTACAATTACGTATTCTCTTCTAGTAGATCATAATGCTTACCAAACCAACGCTGAAATCTTTAGTTTCTTCTCAGGTACCAGAGTTTGTACGCTCTGATTATCCTGCGTTTATCTCATTCCTAGAGGCTTATTATGAGTATCTAGAAACAACACAGACCAACTTAGAAGAAACACGAGATTTAGATAAGACATTAGACTCGTTCATCCGCTACTTTAAAGATGAACTGTCAGCTAAACTACCGTACTCTACGGTAGATCAGCGTTTCTTAATGCAACATATTAAAGATCAGAACGCTGCAAAGGGTTCTGAGGCTGCATATAGATTACTGTTCCGAATTTTGTATGGAAAAGAAATCTCTGTTGATTATCCAGCTAAACAGATGCTTCGTGCTTCTGATGGTAAATGGAATCAAGACGTTTCAATTTTTTGTAAAATCTTAACTGGTAGCGCCAATGATCCAATTGGTAAATTAGTAGATGTCGTTACACCTACTAAAATTATTCGTGTTCTTGTTGATCGTCGCCAATATGTTGAATTGGAAGTTGATAGAGCAGTTAAAGTATCTGACAATGTATATGAATACTTTATTGATCGCCGATTCTTCGGTATTATTAATGTCGGCGACAGAATTCGTTATCGTGATGATGTTAATGGCGTATATTTCACAGCTGAAATTTTATCAACTACTTCTAAGTTAGAAGTGCAGAAACCTGGATCTGGTTTCAAAATTGGCGATCTGTTCAACATTCGAAACTTTAATGGTTACGGAACCATTATGAAAGTTGTTGATACTGACAGTAATGGTGGTATCTTACAAGCCGAACTAATTAAATATGGTGTTGGATATAGTACAGATTTTACAACCACTATTACTGCGGGTAATACTGCAGCTGGAACTGCAGGTGGTAATACCATTCAGAGAATTGATACTGCAGTAGCTGGTGGAACTCTAAGTACATTTAATATTACTGAAGTTACAGATGGTTTCGCCGAATCTGG